TGCTGATGTACCTATTTTTCGCAGTGATGCTACTTACGGGGATTATTATGTGGTCTTTAGTAAAGATACTATTTTTAAGATTGCGCAAAAGTTTTTCAAAAGAGGCTACCAATCAAACGTAAACTTGATGCACTCTCCTAATGCTCAGGTAGATGGTGTTACTATGTTTGAAAGCTTTATTACAGACGAAAGCCGTGGCATTTTACCAATGAAGGGTTTTGAAGATGCACCTGACGGCTCGTGGTTTGGTTCTTTTAAGGTAGATAACGAAGGCGTATGGAACGATGTTAAAGAGGGCAAATTTAAAGGCTTTAGCGTAGAGGGGTTATTTACCTACAAGACAAAGCCAAGCAAAGAACAAGAACTTATGAATGCAATAAAGGAAATATTGCAACGGGTTAAATGATAAACAAAATCTTTTATTAATATTTAAACAAAAAGAATGATGAACGCAAAAGATGCAATTATGCAAATTAGGGCTTTATTCGAAGATATGCCACAAGTAGAAACACCTACTGAAGCACCAATCGAAGAAGTACCTGTTACATTTGCTGAGTATAGCCTTTTAGATGGTACAAAGGTTATGATTAGCGAACTTGCTATCGGTGGAGAAGTTACATTAGCAGATGGAACACCTGCTCCTGTTGGCGAACACCAATTAGCAGACGGAACTAAAATCGTATTAGACGAAGCTGCAAAAATTTTATCAATCGAAACTCCAGAAGCTGAAGCAAAAGAAGCTGAAGAAGTACCTGCTGAAATGGGTAACAAGATTGACGAAAAAATGGCTGACGAAATCGCTGCTTTAGTGTCTGAAAATGAAAATCTTAAAACACAAGTAGCACAATTAGAGGCAAAAGTTAAGAATGGCTTTAGTCAAGTAGCTGAATTAATAGAAGCACTTACTAAGACACCTAACGCTGAACCTATTGCGCAACCAAAACAAACATTCGGTTCTAACGTAACTACACACGATATGAAGTACAGTAGAATTGAAAAATTTAGAAACGCTTTATTAAACAAATAAAAATAAAATAAAATGGGATTTGATGTATCTGCATTAGCAAACTATACAAAAGAAAACGAAGCTCTACTTGTAACTTCATCTGTATTAGGTGCAAAAACTGCTTCTCTTATTAAGAGCGCAGGTAACGTAATGGTTGGCGTAAAGTCAAGCGAAAAAATCAACATTATGGAAACTGACGCTATCTTCCAAGATGGTGCTTCTTGTGGCTTTAATGCTTCTGGTTCTACTACCTTTACTCAACGTACTGTAACTCCGGGCAAAATTAAAATTAACGAAGCTTTATGTCCTAAAGACCTAGAAGCAAAGTATTTACAGAAGGCTTTACCAACAGGTAGCCAATATGATTCTATTCCTTTTGAGCAAGAATATAGCGAAAAGAAAGCTAAGACTATTGCTGCTCAATTAGAAACTGCGTTATGGTTAGGCGACACTTCAAGTGTGAATGTTAATCTTAATAAATTTGACGGGCTTGTAAAATTAATAGGCGCTGCTTCAGGTGTAGTTGCTGCAAACGCTTCAACTTATATTTCTGGCGCTCCTTTAAGCTCTATCACTGATGCTAACGTAATCTCTATCTTTGATGGCGTTTACAAAGCAATTCCTGCTAAAGTTGTAGCTGCTGATGATATGACTATTTTTGTTGGTCAAGATTTATTCCGTACTTACACTGTTGCTCTTAAAAATAGCGGTTCTTTCAATTATCAAATTGATGTAAAGGCTGATAGCGAATTTGTACTTCCGGGAACTACAATTAAAGTAATTGCAGTTGCAGGTCTTAATGGAACTAATAAAGTTTATGCTTTACGTTTAAGCAATTTATTCCTTGGTACAGATTTATTGAATGAAGAAGAAAAGTTCGAAATCTTTTATGCAAAAGAAGCGGACCAAGTTAGGTTTGTATCTGAATTTAAGTTTGGCGTAAACATTGCCTTCCCTGACGAAGTAGTGAAGTTTATCCTTGCATAATTTATAGGGGGATTGAAATATATCCCCCACTTTTTTCAAACTAATTAAATTCAAAAAATATGCCTTGCGCTTTAACTCAAAATTACTCCCTTGATTGCAAAGATTCATTGGGCGGAATTACTGAGGTTTATTTCATAGCAGCAGCAGATGTAACTTCTACAACAGAAGCAAGTGGTGTTATTACCGCTTTAGTAAAAGCATCTGGCAAGAAGTTTTTTAAGTATGAACTTGTAAAAGGCACTTCTCAATTAGTTGAGAATGTTAATGCAAACGTACAGAATGGAACTATCTTTTATGCTCCAGAATTAACCATAGTATTAAATAAATTACAAGCGAACACAAGAAACGAAATCTTGTTGTTGGCTCAAAACACTTTAGTATCAGTTGCCAAAGATAACAATGGCAAATATTGGTACTTAGGAAAAACAAGAGGCTTAGACCTTACAGGCGGTAGCGCAGGTACAGGAACGGCAGAAGGAGACAGAAGCGGTTATACTCTTACCTTTACAGGTGCAGAACCGGCTCTAGCTCCAGAAGTAAACTCAACTGTGGCGGGTCAATTAACCACCGCAGGTTCTTAGGTTGTTTTGGTTTTGTATATAGATGCCCTCGTCTTTAATTAGGCGGGGGTTTTTTATTTTGCAAACAATCGTAATAGTTTATATTTATAGTTGTGATAAGATTAATTAAGGGTCAAACCCAAAACATAATACTTACCTTGACTGAGAAGCAGCTTTTAACAAGCCCGAACTATCTATTTATTTTTGAGAATAGAAGTACAAATACTGAGATTAAATTTGTAAGGCTAAATAATACTGACATAAGCGCATATAAGGAAAGGTACAACGAGTTCACTATTGTAGTTAATAGCTTCTTTAATACGGCTTTAAATGGGCAATATACCTACACAATCTACGAACAGGCTAGTACATCAAACCTAAATCCTACAGGCTTAAACCTGCTAGAAAGTGGAATTATGGAGCTATCTGGCACAACTATATCATTTACCGAATACGAAACAACAAGCACATTCACAATTAGACAATAATGGAAATACAAGTATTGACATTTGCGGAAGCAAAGCAACCGGAATATAAAGAGAAAAAAGGCGAAGGGTATATGCAGTATGGTCAAAACAATGACTATCCGCAATACCTATTAGACCTATTTAACAAATCTGCAAAGCACAATGCTATCATTAGAGGCAAGGTAAACTACATTGTCGGTAATGGTTGGGCAGGTGAGCAAGATATGATTAAAAAGGTTAATAGAGATGAGACCCTTAATGACCTAACTAAAAAAGTTGCTTTAGATTTAGAACTATTTGGCGGTGCTTATATACAAGTTATTTGGAGTGTAATTGGAGAACAGATAGCGGAGTTGTGGCATTGTGATTATACAAAGATTAGAACTAATAAAGACAACACTCAATTTTGGTATAAAGATGATTGGAAGGTAACACGTAACCAAGAAAAAGCTGAGATATACAATGCTTTTAACCCTGCTAACCCACAAGGAGTACAGATACTTTATGTAAAAGAGTACAGACCGGGAATGAATGTTTATAGCCTTCCGGGTTATTTTGGTGCGCTTAACTACATCGAAAGTGATGTAGAAGTAAGTAAGCACGTTTTGGGTAATGCACAGACAGGGTTTAGTGCAAGTAAACTTATTACTTTACCGAACGGAGAGCCAAGCCCTGAAGAAAAACGTCTTGTTAGTAAGCAGTTTGATAATATGTATACGGGTGCAGACGGCAAGAAGTATTTACTTGCTTTTGTAAACGATTTAACCCGTAAGCCTATTGTAGACGATTTAGGTGCTAGTGATTTAACTAAAGAAGATTTTAGCCGTGTAGACGAATTAATACAAACTAACATATTTAGCGGACACCAAATTACAAGTCCAGACTTATTTGGTATTGCTACTCCGGGGCAATTAGGTAATAGACAACAACTTAGAGATAGCTACGAAATATTTAATAATACTTATGTACGCTATAAACAAATGCAAATTGAAGGCGTATTTAATATGTTAGCTAAGTATACATCTGTTAGTGAAGAATTAAAGCTTCAACCGGTAGACCCTATTGGAATTGACTTTAGCGAAAACGTTATTTTACAAGTAGCACCTAAAGAGTGGATATTAGAGAAGTTAGGAATTGACCCTACACAATACGGAATAGTTGCAGAAACCGAGCAGCCAATGGCAGCAAGTCCTTTAAGCGTGAACGAGCATATTAAAGGCTTAAAAGGTAGAGAGTGGCAAAATATGCAGCGCATTATTAGAGATTTTAACAAGGGCAAGATAACAAGGGAACAAGCAAGTTCTATGTTAAAAGGTGGATATGCTTTAAGTGACGAGGAAGTGTCTACTTGGTTAGGTGCTGAGGAATTAGAATTTAACGAAACTGATTTTCAGGTTTTCTTTGAGTTCGGAGAAGATAGAAGTGCTTACGATGTATATAAAAGTAAGTCAAGATTTAGCGACGATGCGGACTTTGAAATGTTTGCCGATGTATCGCAGTTACAATCTAATATCTTGGACTTAATTGTTAAAGACAAGCGTATTACTCCAGAAGTAATTGCTGACACTTTGAAAGAAGATATTGGTGCGGTTAAGCGTGTTATTGATTTATTAATCGAGAAGGGGTTTATTAAAACAACAGAAGTAAAGCAAGGCAAGGGAATTGATAGTAACATAATTATCGAAAGGCAATTAACTGCTCCTATTGGTCAAATTGTTGAAGCTATAAAGCCTCAAACTTCACAAATATTAATTCGTTATTCATACGAGTGGAAAGCAGGTTTTAATGATAGCGATTTAGATACAAGCAGACCTTTTTGCAAATACTTAGTAACCGCTAACAAGTTTTATAGCCGTAGCGAGATTGAGCAAATGAGTGCAAGGCTTGGTTATTCTGTATGGGATAGACGAGGCGGTTGGTATACTAAGCCGGGAACAAACACACATTCTCCAAGTTGCAGACACGAATGGAAGTCAAACATAGTTAAAAGAAAATAAGAAATGAGCTTAAATACATTATTCATAAGCGTACAGAATATTAAAGACAGGTCTGGCTTACACGCTAACGTAGACGAAAAACTTGTATTGCCTGAGATTAAGACCGCACAAGATATGTACATCTTACCGGCTTTAGGAAGTGCTTTGTACAATCGACTACAAGCAGGTATTACGGCAAACAACTTGAACGCTAACGAGGTTATCTTATTAGACCAATACATAGCAGATACTTTAGTGCATTATGTACTTAGTGAGTTGCCAATGGGTTTGTCTTATCAATTCTATAACAAAGGCTTGTTAAGAAAAGGCGGAGAAAATACCGAGAACCCTTCGATGCAGGATATGATTGACGTGGCGAATAGATATAAAGCAAGAGCGGAGTTCTACAAGCAAAGAATGATTAAATACCTAAAAGAATATTCTACCCTCTATCCTGAGTACCTTAATCCTGGAAGTGGAATTGATGCAATACACCCTGAGAACGATGCTTATACAACGAGCATTTGGTTAGGCGATTTTGATTGCTGCGCAGGTAAAAGCTTCGAGGAACTTTATCAAGGGAATAGAGGTTGTAGTGATTGCTAATTATGAGTAAAGTAACAACAATTAAAAACCAAAATAAACTTCGTGTTTATTTAGAAAAAATTAAGAATGAGCCTGAGCTTAAACCAAATAACAAAGCAGATAACAACACTCGGAAACGACCACGAACAAATTAACTTTGTTTACTTCGGCGATGTGTGGGAACGTTTAAGCAATGGCGAGGTTACTTACCCTGCTATGTTCTACACTTTAACGGGTGCTACTATAAACGCTAAAAATATCACTTACAATTTTAGCCTTTATTTTATGGACAGAATGTTAATGGAAGAAACAAACGAAACCGAAGTTTTATCCGATATGACTTTAGTAGGTCAAGACATAGTGGCTCAGTTACGTTATCCTAAAGCAATTTGGGATATTGGCGACACTGCTCCTTTGACTTACTTTACCGAAAGCGACCCTGACTATCTTGCAGGAGTTAAGATAGATATTACAATGGAATTACCTTACTTAAACGACAGATGCCAAGTACCGAGCATCTATAACTATACAGAATGATAGGCAAAAAAATTAACCAATTAGCTACCGAGTTAGCACCATTACCAACTGATTTAACAATCATTGGCGACCCGACAACAGGAGTAAGTAAGAAAATAACACTTGAGCAAATATCTTCTTTGTTTGGTGGTTCTGTTTCTTTTTACACAAACCTTGCGGGTTTTCCTGCGGTTGGTAACATTGATATTATCTATTGTGCTAAAAACACAAATAAACTTTATTTATGGAGTGGCAGTGCTTATGTAGAGATGTTCCCTTCACAAGCACTTTTAGATACTTATCAATTAAGAAGTGAGAAGGGCAACGCTAATGGTTATGCTTCTCTTGATAGTTTAGGTAAAGTTCCTATCAACCAATTACCGAGTTCATTAATGGAATACAAGGGAACTTGGAACGCATCTACAAACACCCCAACACTTGCAAACGGAACGGGCGACACGGGCGATGTTTATATTTGTAACGTAGCAGGAACAGTAAACTTTGGGGCTGGTCCTTTGACTTTTGCGGTAGGCGATTATGTAATTTATAGCGGTACTATTTGGCAGCGTTCAAGCGGTGCGGTGGGTACTGTAACAAGTGTAGCGGTATCAAGAAGCGGAGATGCTTTAGCAATTACGGGAAGTCCTGTAACTACAAGCGGAACTATTAACATAGGCTTTGCAGGAACGGGAGCGCAATACATTAAGGGCGATGGAACTCTTGCAACATTTCCTTCTATTATCAGCCAAGCACAAAACTTAGTTACTGAGGTTTACAATAGCACTGGTGCGACTTTAACAAAAGGAACAGTAGTTTATATCAATGGCGGTCAAGGTAACTTGCCAACAGTTACTAAAGCTCTTGCAACGGGAGATAGCACAAGCGCACAAACATACGGCATCGTACAAGCTGACATAACTAATATGAATAATGGTTATGTAGTAGTAGCAGGTAGATTAAGCGATTTAGATACCCAAGCATACACAGAAGGCACTCAACTTTATTTGAGTTCTACAACTGCGGGTGCTTATACAAGTACAAAACAATACGCTCCTGCTCACTTAGTTTATGTAGGTATCATTGTACGTTCACACCCTACGCAAGGGATTATCGAAGTTAAGATACAAAACGGATACGAATTAGACGAACTTCATAACGTAGCTGCTCAAAGCCCAAGCAACGGAGATATTTTACAATATGTATCAAGTACAAGTTTATGGACTAAGGTTTCAGGTACTACAACAAACATAGCAGAAGGAAGTAATTTATATTACACAGATGCTCGTAGCCGTGCAGCATTAAGTTTTACGGCAGGTAGTGGTGCTTACAATTCTACTACGGGTGTTATTACTATCCCTACAAATACAAACCAATTAACTAATGGAGCAAACTATATCACACTTGCTTCTTTAAGTGCAGGTGCAGGAATTAGCTATAATAATACAACGGGAGTAATTGCTTCTACTATTACACAATATACCGATGCTTTAGCAAGAGCTGCCATTAGCTTAACAACATCGGGAACAAGCGGAGCAGCAACATACAATAGCACAACGGGTGTTTTAAACGTACCACAATACGCACCCGATTTAAGCGGTTATGTTCCAACAAGTAGAACTTTAACTATTAACGGAACGGCTTATGATTTAAGTGCAAATAGGTCTTGGAGTGTAGGTACAGTAACAAGTGTTGGCTTATCTTCTGCAACAAGCGGAGTAACTATTGGCTCAACACCTATTACAACAAGTGGAACTATTACTTTAGCTATTGCTACTGCAAGTGGTTCACAACAAGGTTTATTATCAAGCACCGATTGGACTACGTTTAACAACAAGCAGAACGCTTTAACCAATCCAGTAACGGGAACAGGTACTACTAACTACCTACCTAAGTTTACAGGTGCAAGTACAATAGGGAATAGTAATATACTAATACAAGGAGGAGGATTTTATCTTGCAGGTTCGGAAATATTTACAAATGCAAATGGCGGTTTATTTTTCAATGGTAACGGAAGTTATGCTACTGGTATATTTGGATATTCTTCGTCAAATAATCTAAGAATTATTGCACCTAATCAAGTTGATTTTTATACAGCTTCGACACAAAGAATGCTCTTAGACGCTTCAGGCAATTTAGGATTAGGAGTTACACCGAGTGCGTGGGTTGATTATACTGGTTTTCAGATAGGAACACAAGGTTCAATTGGAGCAACAAGTACAGTAATAAATTTTGGACAAAATGTTTATTATGGTGCAAGTGGTAACTCGTATATAGCAAATGGAAACGCTGCAATGTACCAAATTAACGATGGTGTTCACGGGTGGCGTATAGCAGGAACAGGAACGGCAGGTAACGCTATATCCTTCACCCAAGCAATGACGTTAGATGCGAGTGGTAGATTGGGAATTGGTACTACAAGCCCTTTATATCGTTTAGATGTTCAAGCAGCAGCAGGAGTTGCTATAAGAGTTAGAAATACATTCAATACAGATGATGCTTATTTTTTAGCACAAAGCACATTAGGAAGCGGATTGTTTGGTATTAATGCAACAGGTCAATACTTGTATACAGGTGATGCAATACCCACACTATTTTATAATAGTGGTACTGAAAGAATGCGCATATCCGCTTCGGGTAATTTATCTATCGGAAATACTAACAACACATACAAATTAGATGTTAGTGGCTCAGGTAGATTTAGTGGAGATGTTATAACATCAGGGGGGAACTTAGATGTTCGTAATTCTAATGTTCAAGTACAATTTTTTGACACGGCAAATAGTAATTATCAATACTCATTACAAAACTATTCAAGTCAATTTAGATTATATAACAATAATACAAGTACAACTGTTTTAAATTTTGCCTCTACAGGAGCAGCTACGTTCTCAAGTAGTGTAACGGCAGGTGGTACTATTGTAGCAGGAACATCAGCAACAGAAGGTACTATTCATTTTGGTACAGGAGTTTACAAAGGTATAATGAATTACAGTGCAGCTACAGGTACGTGGACATTAAACAATCAATCTTCTGGTAGTGGTCCGACTTTATACTATCAGTTTCAAGCTGATGGTAGTTCAATAATGTCAATGCTTAAAAGCGGTAACGTAGGTATAGGTACTACATCGCCAAACAATTTATTAACTTTATATTCTGCAAGTTCAGCAATCTATACTCAATGGGTTCAATCTGGAACAGGAACATCATCAACAGATGGTTTAAGAATAGGATTAGACGCTTCAAGTAATGGTATTATAAACTTAAACGAAGGAACTGCATTAATAACCTCTATTGATGGTACAGAACGTATGCGCATTACAAGTGGGGGTGATATAATAATAGGTTATAATCAAACTACAACTACTACAATAGGTAGAACATTTGCAACAACACACGCTTCAGCTAATAGAGGTGCAACATTATTTTATGGAATTAATGATGGTGGATTTGGTGGTATGTACACCTACAATGTTGCTTCAGGTGTTACAGGATATAACGCACAATATATTGCCTTTCATACACACGAAGGAGCAGTATCATCAGGCGAAAGAATGCGCATAACAAGTACTGGGGTTGTATTAATTGGAAGCACTACTTCACTTTATACTGATACAAATAGAGGTACTTTAGAAGTTAATGGCACATCATCTGCAATAGTTGGATTAACTATTGGGGGAACGAATGGTGGGTATTTGCTACATAGTGGAACTGATTTGAATATATGGAATGCAAAAAATGGTGCGGCAATATTCGGTACTAACAACACTGAACGTATGCGCATATTAAATGATGGAACAATATTAATAGGAACATCAACAGATGGCTTTTTAGGAAAACTACAAGTAGCAGGAAGTGTTGCAATTACAGGTCAATATAATACAGTATTGCCTTCAAGTAGCTTTTCTTACTTTGATGGTTCAGGTCAAGTAGTTTCATCTTCATCAAATGCAAGTGCATTATACCTTGATACAACTTGGAACACAACAGGCAACCCAGATGGTATTTACTTAAACGTAACTAACACGGCAAGTGGTTCATCTTCTAAATTATTAAACTTAAAAGTAGGTAGCGTTTCTCAGTTTAGTGTAAGTAAGGCAGGTGCAATACAAACAACCGCACCAAGTTCTGGTAGCGCACAACCTTGGAAACTTGGAAGCTACGCAGCAGGTGGAACTGGAACTGCCACAGGAGTTATTTACATAGAAATTAACGGACAAATTTATTCAATCCCTGCATTACAAGGAACACCTTAAAATAAAATAAAATGGCATTAGAAACAAAATGGCTTATTAGCCAAATGGACACCGCACCAAGCGAAGATGGTTTAACCGATGTAGTTAAAACAGTACATTGGAGATACGAAGGCAAAGACGGAGAATACACCGCAGAAGTTTATGGAGCAATGGCTTGTGCTACTCCTTCGGAAACTGACTTTACTGCTTACGAAGATTTAACTTACGAGCAAGTATGCGAGTGGTTAGTTGCAGGTAACAACGTAGAAGCTATGGACTTAAACTTAGCTACACAGATTGAGAACCTTAAAAACCCACCGATTGTAAATTTGCCTTTGCCGTTTAGCAATCCACAATTATCTTTACAAACAAAAACAAACTATGAAGAACAAACAACTGCTCCAATTAGTGAGCAACCTTAATGCCGTTATCGGTAGCCAAGAAACTAAAACACAAAAGAAACTTGTAAAAATTTACGAGAAGGTAAAACAACATCACGAGGACTATCAAGCCGAAGTTGAAATCTTGCGTTTAGACAATGCGAGTACAGACGATAAGGACTGCTTACTATTAGATGACAAAGGAAATTACAAATTCTCAAAAGAAGGTATCAAGAAGCTGACTAAAGATATTGATGCGCTAAATGATAAAGAATTTGATTTTCAAATAATTAACGTTGTTAACCAATCGGGATTGCAAGATTTTACATTCTTACAAGATTGGGTTACTGGCGTAGAATTTAACAAACAAGAAGAAGAAGAACTATAATGGCAAATAACCACCAAGCAGACCAATCGACAATCGTATCTTTAGTTAGTGCTACAATTAGCATTACAAATATTCAACCGCTATTCACATTGATTGCAAGTTTGGTGGCTATCGTTTCAGGTCTTATGGCTATTCGATACTATTACAAAATGACCAAAAAGCTTAAATGAGATTAATACTTTTAGCCTTATTACTTACTTCTTGCGCTTCTGTTAAGAAGTTTGAAAAGCGTTATGATAGCACGGGGACAACTAAGATTGACTCCGTGCATCTTACTTTTTACGATAGCGTTACCAAGATTATAGAAAAAGAGCAGGTATTTACAAAAGAAGTTACTATCTACGACACTATCCGTGTAACAAAGGATAGCATTATAGTAGTTCCCAAAATCGTAACTAAGTGGGTGTACCAGACAAAAGACAAGCAGACCGACAATAGCCTTATCAAAAAAGACACAATATCGTTTAATCGCACAGAAACGGCTCAAATTTCTATTGTAGATAAAAACAAGGTAAGTACTGCAAATAACTTTTGGAAGGCTCTAATCGGTCTAATAATAGCGATTGTGTTAATTTTAGCATATTGGAATAGATTATGGAAGTAAACAAAGCAGGTAGAGATTTAATAAAGCAGTTCGAAGGCTGCAAATTAAAGGCGTACAAATGCCCTGCTGGTTTATGGACAATATCTTGGGGTTTGACTTTTTACCCTAACGGAACGAAAGTAAAAGAGGGCGATGTAATTACGCAGCAACAGGCAGAGGATTACTTTAACGCAATAGTCGATGATTTTGCAAAAGGTGTAGATGTGCTTGTAAAATCAAATGTAACTGCAAACAATTTTTCTGCGATTGTTTCGTTTGCTTTTAATGTAGGTATGGGGAATTTTAGGAGAAGCACTTTACTAAGGAAGGTAAACGCAAACCCTAAAGACCCAAGCATTAGGGCAGAATTTAAAAAATGGGTACGAGCCAACAATGTGGTGCTTAAAGGATTAGTGAGGCGGAGAGAGGCTGAAGCTAAACTATATGAGCAACTTTAGAACTATATTAGTAAATTTATTATCAGACGAAAGCAACAGTATTAGCCACAAAAGAGTAGTGGCTTTGCTTGGCAGCTTATGTCTTTTTATATCCTTGTTCTTAAACATAATCTTAAAAATTAACCCAAGCGATAAGTTAGTAGATGCCGTTTTGTATCTCACGCTATTTGCTATGGGTTACACCACAATAGATAAATTCAGCAAAAAATAAATAATGCTAAAATCAAAACGCAAACGCCTCTACTTCGATTTGGAATCAAGTCCGAACATCGGTTTCTTTTGGAGTGCAGGTTACAAATTAAACATATCAACCGAAAGCATTATTAAAGAACGGGCAATCATTTGTATATGTTACAAGTGGGAAGATGAGAAGGAAGTCCATTATTTACAATGGGATAGCAAACAAAACGACAAAAAGATGCTACAAAAGTTTGTAGAGGTAGCCAATACTGCTTCGGAACTTATAGGACATAACGGAGATAAATTTGATTTGCCGTGGATAAGAACCAGGTGCTTATTTCACGGGATAGATATGTTTCCTTCTTATACAACTATTGACACGCTTAAAATAGCCAGAAGTAAGTTTAGATTTAATAGCAACAAGCTTAATTACATAGCTGATTACTTAGGCATTGGCACTAAGATTAAAACCGAATATAGTTTATGGAAGGACATTGTTCTGCATAAGGACAAAGTAGCTATGGCTAAAATGATTAAATACTGCCAAAAAGATGTTGTATTATTAGAGCAAGTATTTAACGCACTTAAAAACCACATCGAACCTAAAACACACTATGGCGTTATCTTTGGACAAGATAGAGGCTCTTGCCCTGAATGTGGAAGCGACGAGATAGTAATACAAATGAGGCGTACAACTGCAACAGGAGTAAAGAAAATATTATACAAGTGCAAAACTTGTTTTAAGATACATAGCAAAACCGACAAATAATGAGCAACATACTTGACCAAACAATAAAAGATTTACAAGCACGAGAAGTAAGAGGGTTAAAGGAATACGGAACTACAATGGATAGAACCGATTTAAGCCAAGACGAATGGTTGCAACACGCTTACGAAGAAGCTTTAGATTTAGCACTATACTTAAAAAAATTATTAATAACCAATGCGCCTAAAAAAAGTATTTAGCTTCGGCAACATCTTAGACCGAGATACCTACGAACAACTAAGGGAATTAGATTACACCAATCCTAACTTTAAGGGTTGCGCTGATGAGTTCCAGTTCAATCGTGAATGGTGGGTTATGCTTGACCAAGGCGAGATAGTGGCTTACTGCGGTTCTATTTACTCTAAAGGCATTTGCATATTTAATCGTGCGTGGGTTAAAAAATCACATAGAGGGCAAGGCATACAAAGACGAATGATTAAAACAAGGCTAAAAGCTGCATCGACTTTTTGCCATATAGCTATTACATATACTACATTAGACAACTTCCCTTCAGCTAATAACCTTATTTCGTGTGGGTTTAGGCTTTACTTACCAGAATATTCTTACGGGGGTTACGATAAACTTTACTTCCAAAAAGTGCTTTAAAAGGTAGTAATACTACTACTTTTAGTAAAGATATAGCTTTACAATATAATATATTTTTTTAATATATAGCCATATTTTGTACATATTTCCGTACAAATGCAACATTATTGCAAAAATATTTTAATAATTTTACACTTTATATTGTTTAATGTAGTATATTTGTAGAAACAAAACACAAAATGACACACTTAACCACCTACCAAATGTTCCAATATCAGCGATACGGGAACATATTAATTGACGGGGATAGGAGTACTACAAACCCTTATGACCCTGCCTTATTGCCTAAAAACTACGATTACGAAGATGACGATTACACGTTTACTCGTTGGGTAGAAAACAATGCAGAACTTGAACTTTTAAAAAACGAAGTATATGAAGATTGAATTTGTAAAAGAAACTAAGCCAGACGGAACAATTTTCTATTATACTTTAGTAGATAACAAATACGATAGCGCAAGTATGTACTTGGAATACTCACAAGCTTACGAGTACTTTGTAAGCCTAAAGAAAAGACAAGAACCGATTATCGAAATTTTAGAACACTATAATATAGACATACAAAACAAATAACAATGAGCCTAATTAAAATTCAACAAGAACTAAAAGCACCTAAAAACCAATTTAATGCTTTTGCTAAATACAAGTACCGAAGTGCAGAAGATATAATCGAAGCAGCTAAACCTATCTGCCATAAATACGGCTACGCTTTAATGCTTAGCGATGAGGTAATAGAAGTAGGCGGTAGAGTTTATGTAAAGGCTACGGCTTGTCTAAGTAATGGAGAAGATAACATTACCTGCACGGGTATTGCTCGTGAAGAAGAAAACAAAAAGGGAATGGATGCGGCGCAGCTAACCGGAGCTTGTAGCTCATATGCTCGAAAATATGCACTTAATGGGTTATTCGCAATCGATGACACTAAAGATGCAGATGCTACCAATGAGCATAAAGACGAAGTAAGCGAAGGTCAAAAGGCGTTTTTAATTGAGCAGTTAGACAAGACAAAGTTTACCGAAGACCAGAAGGTAAAGGCTGCTTTAAAAATTAATGCTATTAAGACTTTAGACGAATTTAACAAGATTAAAGAAACAATAAAGAAAAGCTAATGCGTGAACTATTACCATTTGAAAGGCAGATGCTACTTGCAGAAGTATACCATTACGCTTGGTATAATGAAGATGCATATAATGACCTACTAATATTTATAGAAAAATATCAAAACCTTTTAGACAAACCTGTTTTTTTTAACCAAATCAATAACAATGACACAACAACAACAAATCTTGAACCACTTGCTTTCGGGCAAAACATTGACACCAATCCAAGCTTTGACGAAGTACAACAGTCTTAGACTTGCAGCCGTAGTTTTTGAATTAAAACGTAAAGGCTACAAAGTACAAACGGAATTAATTAACGTAGGTACGAAAAAACAAAGTAAATTAGTTGCTCAATATTCAATTAAAAACAAATAAAATGACAGAAAAAAAATGGAGTACAGGTGCTTGGAAAAACACCACCGCTAAAGGAGAAGTAATTAACTTTACAATTAATGATGTAAAATACTCGATGTGGGTAAATGCTTACAAGACAGAAGATAAGCAGCCAGATTATAAAATTTACATTAATGATTTCAAACCTAAAGAAGATACGGGATTGCCGTTTTAATTATGCTAACTAGAAATAAAGATGTTTCAATAAGACAACTAAAGGATTTATACTATGCGCAACGTAATACCCATATGCAGCTACACGAAATGATGTCGCAATTAGGGTTGTTAGGCATAGAAGATAATGAGCCTTTAGGTGCGGATATAGGTGCGAGAAGCATCGTCAAATTAGTAGAAGAAGTATTTGAATGCGATGTACTGAAAAAAGACAGGTCTTTAAAAACTACCTTCGGGCGCAAAGCTGCTGCCTATCTACTCAGGCGATATACTAAATTGAGCCTTAAAGAGATTAGCGCATACAGTGGCACTAAAGACCATACAACCGCAATTCATAATATAAAACAAGCAAATAACCTAATTGATACGGAAGATTGGTTTAAAGACAAAATGAAAAGAATTTGTCAAAAAATTGAAATTATACAAAATTAGTCTATATTTGCAGTATATAAGACACATAGACGAACTGCGAACCGCCTATGTGTTTAGTGGTTAAATAATAATAACCCTGATAGTTCGCAGCTATCGGGGTTTATTTTTTTATGGCAAAAGACCCAGCTTTTTTATTTTACCCCGGCGACTATGTTAGTGGCACAATGGGAATGACATTTGAAGAAAAAGGTGCATATATGGACCTGCTTATGCTTCAATTTAACCGAGGTCATATGAATCATCATATGATAGTTCATACGGTTGGTCACTTGTGGGAACAAGTGAAATGCAAGTTTATACAAGATGACGAAGGTTTATGGTATAATGTCAGGCTTGACATTGAGAAGGATAAACGTAAAACCTTTACAGAATCTAGGAGAAACAATATAAAATCAAAAAATAAAGCTACATTAGACACTACATATGAAACGCATATGAATAGTCATATGAAGCCTCATATGGAAAATGTAAATATAAATATAAATAAAGATTTAAATAATAATAAAAGTAGATGTAGTTTTGAACAGGCTTTTGAGTATATGGCTACACGGATAGGAGTAGACCAAGCTAAGATTGAAGCCGAAAAATTCGTAAATTACTACGAAAGCAACGGATGGAAAGTCGGTAAAAACCCTATGAAAAGTTGGACACACGCCGTAAATAATTGGATAAATAACGCTAAACTATATGCAAAAGGAACTAAAAATAATCAACGAAAACTTACAAAAGGAGAACAGTTTAACCTTGATGGATACAACCTCATTAACGCTACTACCTATGGAGCAGGAGATTATGACCGCATTTTCGGGGGATAGGGTTAGAAACGTAAACCAAATAATGTTGCATCAAAACCTTATTTACATAATGCAGCTAGTAGGTATTAACGTTATGCCAGACAAAGTTAAATTAGCTTTATTAGAAGATTGGATAAGAAGCCAATACGGTAACTATACAATAAACGAAATAAAAGTAGCGTTTAAGCAAATGGTAGCTAATGACTTCATCGACCACTACCAGAATTTTAGCCCTGCTTATTTTAGTCAGGTAATGGACAGATATAAGAAAAAAGCAAACGAAGTAAGAAAAATGATGCCACAAGAACGAGTAGAGGCAATACCTCACTTAACTGATTTAGAGATAATTGACTACTCTTACCAAGAATATAAGCTTTTAGAGAATAGAAATTTTGATAGGTTATTTAACCCATTATCAGTATTTACAAAGCTTAATAGTACAGGCATCAAGGTATGGACAAAAGATGATGGCGCACTTGCTAAAAAGAAACTAATGCAGATTATTACCTATAAGGCTAATAAAATGGACATCATAAGTGCAAAGCAGTACCGAGACGAATGGACTGAGCAATGGTTAAAAAACCAAGCTAGAGCAGTTGCAGTAGCTTTATTTTTCGATGAGCAAATAAAATTTGGTAAAGTTTCATTTTCTTAATATAGTTTTGTAATATGACCGCAAACGAATTAACCAAAGAAGCTATCCAAAAGCTAAATAAAAACGGATGCTTTGTATGGCGTAATAACAATTTAGCGGTTAGAGGTCGCACCTTTATAGGTTTAAAAGGAGTGCCAGATGTTGTAGGATTTCATACTCAAACAGGAGTAGCGGTATATTGCGAGACTAAAGCAATAGGAGACAAACTTAGCAGCTACCAAATAGCTTTTTTAAATTTAGCAAAAACGGCAAATTGTTTTTGTTATATAGCAACCGAAGAAAACGGCAAATTAATCCTAAAGGAATATGAACAAGAATAGCATCATATTAGAACTTTGGGAAAGCCGAGAACTAAAGGAAGCAATAGACAAAATGCAGCCTGAAGATTTAAGAGACGATTTACGAAGCGAACTATTTAAGGTGCTATGCGAAATGGAAGAGGAGCGTTTAATAGATATGCGCACCCGTAATGTATTAAAGTTCTATTTAGTTCGCACTATGATTAATATGATGCAAAGTAACACTAGCCAATTTTATCGCACATACCGAAAGCCTTTAGAAGTAGAATTGATAGTACACGATAGAGACGAAGATTTACTTAACAAAGTAGAAGATGAGTTATCCAAGATGCACTGGTACAAAGCGGAACTTTTACGAGTGTATGCAATTAAGCACAACTGCAACGCTAAAGAATTAAGTAGGGTTACAGGTATTCCGTATATGTCAATCCATAGGGAACTTAAACTAACTAAGCGAGAACTAAAAAAACAACTACGCAAATGATAATTATAGCAGCGATATGCTTTGCAATATTCTTTGTAGAGATACACCAATTCCATAGGAAATGGAAATTAGATTTTAAGCCTTTTAGTTGCACGAGTTGTTTAGCAGCTTGGAGCGGTTTGACTTTATATTTACTACCTACAATATGTACCGACGTTATTGCGTTTGTATTTATACCAGGAGTGTTAGCACCTTTACTTTCAAAAATAATGTGGAACTTATGGAAATAGAACACCGCAAATTTTTAGATGAACACATTGGTAATTGGCATACGGTCCAGAATGGATATGTGCGTAATATAGATTTAGACATATTAAAAATGTACGAACATATTTATCGCAAATATATGAGTGCAGATTTTATATTAACAGTTTGGTGCGGTAATTGCATTTTCGATATGATTAAAAGGCTTTACACTTGGTATGAGCAGCAACCTAAAAAAACAAAATGAGAATACTTTGTATAACATCTGCAAATAGCGGAGTTGGGTTACATAGAATAATGATGCCAATAGTACACTTGCAAAAAGAATATGCGCTTATTACAGATGTACTAAATGACGAACTACTAGAGCAGGGATGGGATATTGTGTTAATGAATAGAATGCTAAACGAAATAGATGCAAAGAAAATGGATGCTTGGCGTACTAAGTACGGCTTTAAATTAGTAGTCGATAACGATGACCATTGGGAACTTAGCGAAAGCCATTTATTGTATTTAAGATATAAGCTCAATAATATACCTAAACAAATTACAGACTTCATAAAGATAGCGGACCTTTGTACCTGTACGCACGAAAGATTAGCAGACGAAATAAGTCCTTATAATAAAAAGGTTCATATATTACCAAACGCACTACCATATGGGCAAGAGCAGTTTATGGATAATAAAATAGAAGATTACAAGGTAAGATTATTCTGGTCAGGTAGCGGAACGCACGAACGTGATTTAGAAATACTAAGGCAGCCTTTTAAAAGATTGCAAGGTATGAACATAAGAACTGTTATAGCAGGTTATAATGATGCCGAAAAACCTATATGGGATAAAATGATTGATAGCTTTACTTGTGGGCTAAAGCTTAATCCTACTATATACAACTACGCAAAGGTTACTGAATATATGGGTGCTTATACGGATAGCGATATTTCAATTATACCATTGGTGGACAATAAGTTTAATGCTATGAAGTCAAATCTAAAGGTATTAGAAACCGCTACTAAAAAGAACCCTGCCATCGTTAGCCATGTCAATCCTTACCTTAATATGCCCGTGCATTACGTTAAAAGCCAAAAGGATTGGTATAAACATATACGAGATTTAGTAAGCGATGCGGATATGAGAAAGGAAAGCGGTCAGAAACTATTTGACTTCTGCCAAAAGAAATATAACTTTGAGGAAATAAATTTAGACAGAAAGTATATTTATAGTAAACTATGCCAGTAATTAAATGTTCTAACGGAAAATACAAAATCGGCTCAGGCGGTTGCATATACGAGACTGAGGAAAAAGCAATGCAAGTTTGGAAGGCTATCCTTGCAGGTGGTAAATTTGCTGAATCTTATAATGACTATCCAGAATCAGCTAGTAATAACGCCAAGAGAGCTTTGGAATGGGCTGATAAAAATGGATGGGGTTCGTGTGGAGAAGCTACAGGTAAAGCGAGAGCAAATCAATTAGCTAATAAAGAGAAGATAACAAGAGACACTATTGCTCGTATGGCTTCCTTTAAAAGACACCAACAACATAAAGACGTTCCTTATAGTGAAGGTTGTGGCGGTTTGATGTGGGATGCTTGGGGCGGAACAAGTGGAATTGAGTGGGCTATTAATAAACTAAAAGAAATTGACAAAAAATAATTTTCATAGTTAAATTTTTAATTATTAATCAACGGAAAATTTAATGGGGAAGCTATGAAAAAACATACACAAATATATTTGCAGGGGATGGGTTATAAAACAACGGACTTTATCCCCTGTGAAGTGTGTGGATGCCAAGCAGTCGATGTGCATCATATAGAGGCGAGGGGAATGGGTGGTTCAAATGATAAGGACACGATTGAGAATTTAATGGGATTATGCAGGAAGTGTCATATAGATTTTGGAGACAAAAAGCAATATAAAGAATTTTTAACCGACATACACAAACAAAATTACCGATGCTAATAACAGAACAGGAGTTTTTAGAGTACGAACTTAATGCAGGAATAGGGATGCATAATGAGTTTTTTAAAGACTTAGCAAGAAATACAGTTGCCCAGATTGAAAATTTGCCTATTGTTTCGGTATTAGATTATGGAGCAGGAACAGGAGTTTATAGCGATGCCTATTTTAAAGCAGGGTATCACATTGTAGCTTTTGAAATATTTAAGTCGCATCGTGAATATATGAAACAATATGTGGCTTATGTTGAAATAGTAGATGAGCCTATTACTACAGACCTATTAAACTTTATAGAGACTGCCGAGCATATGACAGACAAAGAACTAGATTATTTGTTTAGCAAAATAGAGCCTCAATACATTTTATTTAGTAGCACATCACAAAGAGTTCCGGGGTTTGATGAATCTTGGGGTCATATAAATATTAAAGAGCAATCGGAATGGGATAGCTATTTTAAAACAAAAGGCTATAGTAAAATAAAAGATTTATCACAACCTACAACTTGGAGTAAATTATATGGCAAAGATTAAAGAAAATAGCAGTAAAGTAAACTTCGGGAAGCGAAAGCGAGGTTCTGCAAAGAAGTCTTTTAACAAACATAATCCTAGACCAAAGGCATATAGGGGGCAAGGAAGATGAGAAAGTTAAACGCAATCTGGTTACTGCTTACACATAAGGCATACTTTTTAGCAGTATGTAAGACAGGTATGGATGGCGATGATATGACCACAATAGGACATTACACATATGCAATGGCAGAAACCCTAATTAATAAACATATAGCAGACGTAGACACATACCTTGACCAAGAGGATGCGTTAGGAGAAGCACAAGACATTATAAACGGCATACTATGATACAAAACGTACAAATTAACCAAGTAAAAGCAAACCCAAATAATCCCAGAATAATTAAGGATGATAAGTTTGCAAAATTAGTAAAGTCTATTACGGACTTCCCCCAGATGCTAAACCTAAGACCTATAGTAGTTAATGACGATATGGTTGTACTTGGTGGCAATATGCGACTAAAGGCTTGTAAGGAAGCAGGACTTAAAGAGATACCAATCATAAAAGCTAGTGAACTAACCGAGCAGCAACAAAAGGAGTTTATAGTTAAGGATAACGTAGGCTATGGAGAATGGGATTGGGATGACCTAGCTAATAATTGGGATGCAGAAGAATTAACCGAGTGGGGATTAGATGTATGGACCAATAGCATAGGCGATGAACTGTTAACTATAGATGACACTATCGATGAAAGCAAAGATAGTTCTCCTAAAATTACAGATGAAGGATATTCATTATTTGAAATAGTAATGTTACACGAAAATAAATTAGTACTTTTGGATGTAATAAACCAATTAAAAAGAGAATTTTTGTTTGAAAAAACAGAAGAAGCTATAATGGAATTAATTAGAATTTATCAAAATAAAAAATAAAACAATGAGAAAAGAAAATAGCGCATTCATAAGTTTTGGAAAATCTGATAGCGGATTGATATTTGATGATTCAAATAATGAAACATATCCAATTAGATACTATAATGTTATTAATGGAGTAGGTGCTGAGTTAAATAAAAACTATTCTTATTATGGATATGTATATAGCGGTAATGTAACTATTAATAGAAAATGG